GTACCGTCTTTCCGAGATAGGCCTCGTCCTTGACCTCGACGCCTACCAGCGCGCCTTTCGGAAACTTTCCATCAATGGTATAGCCGTCATAGCCGGATTCAATCGCGTCGTTGATGCCTTCCTCGACCGTGAATTCCATGATTTTCTTGAGCGCTCCCATGTTGTGCTCAAGTTCGTCCAGGCGAGGTTCGACCCGCTCATAGTTCGGCGCGCCAAACGTTTCCATGTCGCCGCGGGTGCCTGATATCTTGACCCACTGATCCTTGTTCTTCTTCAGATAGGACCGGAGGTTGTCCAGCCCGGTAATGACCTTGTATGGCCCGATGTCGATGCCGAGCTTGCGGCAGGTTTCCTTTGAAATAGGCCGGTCGATCTCCAACTCGGCACCGCCCCGGCAGCCCCAGACCCGCTTGCCCTGCTTAACGAGCCATTCCTGCAGGCCGGATTCGTAAACGTCCGGAAAGATCCAGATGTCGATCTCGTCGAAATACGACCATGGCTCGACGATCCGCTCGATGTCTTCAAGGCCATGCCCGACCAGCAGCGCATTCGACTTCGGCATGCTGGATGTCCACGGCACATAGTACAGCAAACGGCCGAACGACTTTCCGAGATGGACAGCGAGGTCGCAGAACACCCCATTGTCCCAGACCAGCGCCGTCTTGCTTTTCAGGTTAATCGACATTGCCCCTCATGTCAGATTGAGCTCGGCATAAAACCGCGCCGTGCCGGTTTCATTGGGCACCAGACCTGCCTGTCTCGCCACGCCTTCAACCACATAGCCATCGAACGGCCGGCACGAACAAACGAACAAATAAGCCCCGCGATGATCCGGCCAGGTATCCAGCGCCAGAAAGGATTCGGTTATCGGCAGCAAGACCGTCATTCCGACCCCGCCCTTGCCGTGAAGCGGATATTTCCAGGTCTTTGCATCGTCGACCGCCGACATCCCGATCGCGGTCGTCACCTCATGCAGGAATTCCAGCCAGCGCACTTCCGTCAGATCACCCTTCAGCACCACGCCGAACGAATGCATCCGGCTCCCGAACTCCATCACCATCGCGCGCAACGAGCCGGATCAACAGCAGCAATATCTCGCCAGCGGTAAACGCTCAATTCGGACAGGCAATTATCCCGGAACTGAACGATCCGGCCTTCCGCAACAGCCTTTTTAATCTTCGCCTGAGTACACCCGCATATTTCCGCTGCTTCTTTAACACTGCAACGAAACACAATCTTTTTTCGCCTGCTAGACATCGGCTTACCCTCAGACTTCGCTCAGATGTTTTTTTGCTGCCTTCTCCGAGATCATCCCGCGCTTCATCGCGCTCTTGGCGCGCTTTCGGAGGCTTGGCTTCGATATCTTCAGGTTGCTGATGCCAGCCGGTTTTTCGCCCGAACTGGCGCGGGTTATGCCTTTGTTGTTCCAGCCCATTTCGCGCTCCATCTTGCTGCCGAACGAGATCGATTTGTTGTTTGCGGCCGGTGTGGTTTCAGCCATCGACTATCGCTTTGTCGATCATGACTTGAAAGATTTCATCGACCGAACTGTTTCGATCGGTATTGGGGAAGTTCGTCGCCTCTATCATTGCCGCAGTCGGTTCGCGCAGCGCTTTCAGAGCAGCAACGGACATCCCGCCAAAGTCTTCGCCAGCTTTAGCGGAGCGAGCGATCGCTTCCGCAATGCGGGATCGCATTGTTTCAGCCATTGCGCAGTTCCCACAAGCCGCACAGCCAGAACCCCGCCGTCATGCCGAGCACCAGGCCGACGATAGCTCCGATCACGAACATCACGCGGACAATCCATTGCCGGGTATCGAGTGTTGTGAGTTGCGCCATCTCGGATCGTTATATGGCGGATAGCTGTTCGCGTCGGCCTCGTCCAGCATCAGCGAATAGTAGGTATCGGTCCCAGGAGGTTCCTTCTCATTCCTTAATCCCGTCTTGACGATTGCCATGCCAACCCCAAAAAAGGCGATGAACCATGATTCGATTGCCAGACAAACCCCAAGAAAGACGATCAACCATGATTCCATTCGCTTGTGGAACGGCTCCCGATCCTTCCACCACTGCCGGCCTTCGGTGATTGCCCGGTCAAGGCGTGTCGCCAACTGTGACAGCGAACCACCAATCAGAAACCAGATCGGCATGACGCGAAATGTGCTTCCCAGCGCGTTCATCTCCTTGCTCAACCAACCTGGCGCGCCGATGCGTTCGCAAGCGTAGGCAAGCAATGTCGCGCCGATCGCCGCAAAGATCGCCAGCACGACCAGGATGAAATAAAGCCGGCCGGGGATCAGCGCCTTGGCCAGATCTTTCGTTGTCTGCTTACCGACCATCGTACAGGCCTCCGCAATCCGGCGATCTGGCATTTGGATGCTTGCCGTACAGGGGAACCAAGGCGAGGACAGCCAGCACGATTATGCAAAACACCGTCTGGTTCATATGCCGCGCTGCGCAAATAATCGGTATCTCAGCGCTGCCGCCTCTCGAAACCGCGGCAGATATGGATACAACTCGGCCGCATGCTGAAGTTCGGCAATCTCAGACGACACATTCTGCATTCGCCAGCCACGGACGTAGTAGACCTCGGCGATGGATAGTTTCGTCGCGAACCCGAGCATCAAGACCAACAAGAAAGCCCGCACACAATGCCCCAAGAACGGCAGTGGCCGGGTCTTGGAATGGCATTGCCATGAGGGAGAGGACGAAGAGTCCGGCAAGGATGCCTCGAGCGGGATGGTCGCCCGCGCGATGCCAAAGGACCACAGCCAATACCAGCGCCAGCGCAAACGCCGGTATACCGCCCTCGAAAGCAAACCATAACCACTCGTTATGCGGATGTTCCGGCCTCGTTCCCTGCTCCATAATATTGAAGAAATGAGCATGTTTTGCAAAGCTTTCCCTGAAACTGCCGAGGCCGTGGCCGAGCCACGTCAGGTTGTCGATGGTATCGTGCCATAGCGGCACCCGCGCGCTGCCATCAAACCCAATGCGGCGCGTCAACAACACGATAACCGCGGCGATGACGGCTGATGCCCGCGCCGACACCATGATCCGTCTGGCACGCTGATACGTTTCCCGCGATGGCGATTTCGTCCACGCCCGCGTCAATGCCTCATGGTCCATCAGCAGCAACCCTGCCACCAGCGCCAGCCATGCCGCCCGAGACGGTGCCAGGATCAGCGCCGGCAGCGTCAGCGGAAGCCACATCCATAACCGAGGCAGCGCAATCAGCCCAATGGCGACCACCGCCGCCGTAGCCGCAAGCATGTTGCGATTGTAGAACAGTCCCGCACAGCACCCGTCATATTGCGCTGCAACGTTGAACCCGGATATCTGCAACAATGCGACCGCGCTCGATAGCCCGATGCCAATCACCGAGCCAATTATAAGGGGTTTTAGGTCTTCGATCGTTGAACCGATCGTGAAAGCAACCGCGACCACGGTCAGACGAAATGCGGCATCAGTGCCGTCGAACCGCCCCTCGCTCCAGTACAGTGTTGCAAACATCCAGGCCAGCAGTGCCAGCCCGATCCAGTGCGCCGCCGTCATCCGAACCCGCGGGGCGAAGAAGAGCGCTATACCGAGTAGTGCGGCTGTGGCCCAACGCGGTGTCGTCGCAAACCCGTAGAGCGGCGGATAAACCAGGCCGGTCATAAGCCCGAAGCCAAATAGGCCAGCGAGCCATCTAGACATTCTTCGTCCGGCCAGCACGGGTCGTCGCAGTAATCGCGCCACTCGTCGGGATCGTCGGGTTCTTCTTCTTCGTCGGGGCACGCCTGTACCGCAGCATGTCGATGCCCATCGACCGCGCGTAGTCGAAGATGCCCGCCGGCAGAATGACGACGCCTGGCCATCGATCAAGCTTCATTGGATTCGATCGGCCGGATACGTCCAAATGTAATGCACACCCTCCGGCGTTACGCATTCGTAGTGGACCGGCGGGATTGGACACATTACAGGGCTGCAAATCTGATGATCGTTATCGACCTGCTGGCATTTTGGCAGTTCCGCGCAGTACGCCGCGTTCACGCTCATTACTATCGTGCAAATATCCATAACCTCTAACCCATATTCGAGACCTGGCCTAGCTTGGCCAGCACCGCATCGGCTTCCGCTTCAACCTTCGTTGCAACCGCTTCCAGCACCTCCGACGCCCCGTCGAGCTTGCCGAACGCCGCATCGACCTTGGCGCCGGCGGCAATATGCCTAGCCTTGGACTTCTCGATCCGCAGCAGCAGCGCGTCAGCAAGGCTTGATGCACCCGTCAGGCTCGCGACCAGATCGTTTGTCTTGCCAAACGCGCTATCACTCAGCGGGCCATTGAGGTATTCGTTAGCCTGATTAGCCATCGGCTGAACGGTCGTGTTCCAAGACTCCATCGGCTTTGATCCTTTCAGGCCAGTGATCGCCTTGTCGAGAAAGGCATTCATGCGCCCGGTGCTGTCGGTGGCGGGATCAGGCTGCATGGCTACAACGTCGCTGTTGTATCGGAATAGCGGTCTTCGCGGGCCTCTCGGTACGCATCGCGCTTAACGGCATCGTTTTTCGGCAACGACTTGACCCACGGCCGCGACAGGCAGGCATATCGGCAGTCGTCAGCCGCATGGTCTTCGGCGTCGGTGTCGAGGTCTTCCGCCCGGTTCTGGTCGTGCTGCAAGACCGGAAAGGTGCGGATGAAGTCCTTGCAGGTGGCGAAAGCGTAGAGCGCCGGCCGCCCCGCAGACCAGTCGATCGCGCCGTCATCGAGCCGCTTTGCGGTTCCAACCAGCCGAGATCGAACCTGGTCCCAGCCGCCCATCGGGCCGGCCTTGTCGCGGTCGCCGGTCTGACGCGTCACGCGGGAATTATCCGCCCTTGTGAAACCTGCCAGTTTGGCCTTGAATAGTTCGTCGTTGATGCGCTCGGCAATCGACGGCCCGCCGTCTTCTGAGAATGCACTAGGATCGAGCACACCATAGGAAAGCTTGCTGTTATCGTCGCGCTCGCGGGTGACGATGCCTTTTCCGACCTGTTCCGCGGTCAGCTTTCCGCCAACGGTTCCGTACCATTCCCGGTATCGGATGAGCGCGCCGCGCGGTAAGGTCGCAGTCCTTGTTCCGCCAGCCATTCCTTGAACACTTCCTTGCTGTCGTCCCGTAAGGCCACCGCCTGAGCGTTCTGCCACCTCATATTGATCGCGGTCGCGGAGATCGAAGTCGTCTCCGACGACAGCCCACCAACCGATGGAGAAGGGCGAATAGCTGCCCCAATCCCCGCTACGGAACCTAAGCCAATGATCCGGAATAGCGAACGGCGTGAGAACATGCTGTTCATTGCTCCATTCTGCGAAAAAAGCACCCTCGATCGCGGTCCAGTCGCCTTCCAGCCATCCCTTGATAAGCTGCGGCGATCCAACCAGGTGCAACCGGCTGACATAACCGGGATCGCGATGCAGCAACAACCTGTTGTCGCCGATCCGGGATGGAATAACCGCAAACTTGTGAATGCTGCCATCCGATAGCGTCCGCGACAGTAATTTCGGTCCCTTTGGAAACGGAGCCAGATTGTAGCGGTGCCGAATCCAGTGCTGACCTGCCCCGCCGGGATTGGCCGTCAGGATCATCTGCACGGGAACACCCGCCGCGGACCTGAGAACGCCAAACAAGAGGTCAATCGGACCCGGACTCGGATATTGCCCCGCCTCTTCTACCCAGGCATCGGTGATATTACGGCCCTGATACTCGTTCGCATCGTCGGTATTGTCGAGGTAGCCAAAGCTTACCCGTCCACCATTCGGCATTCGCCAACGTAGCTTGGCCTCGTTGAACTTGCCTCCAAGCGGACCGAATATCTCTTTCGAGCGCTCGATCGCATCTTCCGATGAAACCGATGTGCGCCGCAGCATGATGGCATTGAAATGCCGGCCGTAACGGCTTTCCTTGATTGCCCACTTGCCTAAAACGCCGTCTGTCTTTCCGCCGCCGCGCGCCCCGCCAAAGAACACTTCGCTATAGGGGCAATCGATCAAAGCCTTCTGCGGGCCAGCCTGAGGCCGCCAGACGTATTCAGTGGGAAGTGACGTGTTGGTCGGTCCATTCCTGCTCGGATGGAGGCTCGTCGCTGACTGCGTAGTTGACATTCGTGTTTTCCGACTGCGCCCGTTCTATCCAAAGGCCGCTAAGTTTGGCCTTGGCGGTCAAGGCGGCGACCGCAGCGCCATGCTGATCGGCTTTGAGCGCCGCGGCCTGGATCTCAGCGGCTTCTTGGATGAGACCCTCAAGCGTGACTG